TTCTTCAATTGGTGGAATACCTCCACCAACACCTGGCAATGGAGAGTTACCATCACTAGATGATGTCACATTACCACTTCCAGAAGGAGCAGGTGCGGGAGACGCACCTTGTGGTCCTGCAATCATTCCTGTAGCAAGCATGATGGCTTGCTGAATCTGTGCGTTCATCATGTCAAGGGCACCTTGGTCCAAGGCGTCATTTTGCAACTCTTCAAAGATTTCAAGCATCTTCTCGTTCGGGAACTCTTCGCCCAACAAGGCAAGAGCGCCACGCTTGGACTCAAGACCCAAAGCCATCTTGGCTTGAACTTCATTGAGTTTGATGAGTTGGTCAACAGGCAGTGGTTCAGGCCAGTGCACCGTTGTTTTGTAAGTGACAGGGTCAGCAGGATCCAACTGTGGGAGTTGGTCTGGCTCTGGTTCAGCCGCAATCATTGGGTTATATGACAGATACTCAGGCTGGAAGATAGCAACTGTGCGAATAATGATTTCGTTAATGCGCTCAAGACCCTTTGTAAAGTGGATCTTTTTCATCATAAAACGGTTCATCATTGGCTGATACTGGATAGCCAAAGCAACACCTGAAGTGTTAGATACTGGCTGGAATTGACCAAGTGCTGTCTCAGGCACACCAGTGATTTCGTGCATGGTGCGCTTCAAGAAAGTGATGTATTCCAAAGCGCCAGCCATCTCACCACGTGATTCAAGGTTGAACACGTTTGCGTCTTTAGGAAGACCAGCCCAAACCTTCTTAGGTCCACGCTCTAGTTGCGAAGCCTTAGCACCAGTAATAATGGTTACAGGAGCGGCGTGGTAGTTGATGATGTCAGATACTTCAACCATCTTCTCGTTGAGTTCACGGTTGAGAGGGATGATGTCCCAAATGTCTGACTGACCCCAAGGTGACGAAGAGATTGATGTGTTTGGAATGTGTACGACAGGGATAGTTCCAAGAACGTTTTCGTATTGGTCAACTAGTTCGTCGTTAATAAACTGCTGGACAGTGTCGTCAGTAAGGATCTCAGTAAATGTATAAACCTGACGAGTTCCTTCTGGCGATGTCCCCCAGAAGCGATACTTAAGTTTGAAACGAATCAAACGGTCACGGTCATGCGGGTGGTACTCAGGGAAGCAATGTGCTGGGTTCAAAGGAATAACACGCACACGACCTTCATGTGGGATACCCACGCTGTCAACAAATGGTTCTTCGTAAGCAACTTTAACGAATACGTCACCAGTTACCGAAGCAAGTTGACCCATTTCCCAAAGCACATAATGCTTGTTGTTATCTTGATCCCAAACTTTATGGAGCAAGTGTGGGGTGATAGCACCGTTTTGCTCAGGTACTTTAAACTGAACGCCCTTACCAAAACAGAAGTTGGTGATGTAGTCCGACATGGTACGGACATAGTTCATGTAGAACTGTGACTCGCCCATCTCACGGCGGTATGACCAGTGGTGACCTAGGTACCACGCCCAAGCCGCAGAATAACGGTTTAGACGTGGTCCATGAACTTCAAACTCTTCGTCTGCAAGTTCAACCAATCCAAGCGGAGAGATAGCAACTGTGAGGTCACTTGAAGATGCACGATAAGAGGGTGACCAAAAATCAATAGCCATTAGTTATATCTTTCCACAAAAAAGGAGGATATGAATATCTTACTTCTTTTTTGGAGTGGCTTTCTTTGCAGCGGCTTTGACAGGTGCTGGCTCTGCTTTAGCAGGGGCGGCGGCAATTGCTTGTTCAGCAACCTTGAGAAGCAACGTGGTGTTTGCAGGACCAATCTTGGTTGATACCAGCGAAATACCAGTAGCAACGAAAGGCAATGCCAAAGCAACTAGTTCTGTTGAGATGTTGTACTTTGCGGCGGCAAATGTCAGGATACCGAGGGCGGCTCCCTTAATAGCGGCATCTGCGTGGGCGGTCTTTACTTGACTCATAAGTCTCCTTGATTAGGTTCAAAGAGATTATACCGTTTTACGGGTTCTAATGCTTTCTTGACCTTGCACATAGGTCTGGTAGGGAGGACCCGTGTAGGGGTCAAACCGAGCCGCAATATTGAGAGCCTTGAGAGCACTGGTCTTAGCCTGTTGGGCTGTCCACTTCTTTTTGTTCATCATGACCTGTAGGGCACCGAGGGCATAGTGGGCACCAGATCCAATAGCGTAGATACCACTGGCTTCAGAAGACCACGCATAGTCTCCGTCCACCATATAGATAACACCGTTGATTACAACAAGGATACTTGACCCTTGTTCGGCAATATGTTGTTTGTTTTCGTTGAGGTCTGGAATTGAGTATCCTTGAGCATCAAAACATTCACGCAATGCAGGAATGAACTTGGCGGTAAAGAACTGATCTAGTTTCTTACCTTTCAAGTTTGGTGGAACTGCTGGGGGCTGGAAGACGTGGTGCAAGATATTGATTGCACGCACATCCCCAGCCGCACCTAACAAGTACTTGCCATTAACAGCAACTTTGCTGGAGCCTTCACGAAGTGTTCCAGTTTGAGCAAGACCATCGGAGAACATAGTGGAGATACGTGAGTCAACACATACCACGGCAAAGCCGTCACCTTGGATTCCAACGATCGTTGTCATTAGTCTGCCTGATATTCCTTACCTTGGTACATTCCCCAACCGTTGTAGATTGGAATTACATCGTAAGAGAAACGATGCTGACCATCGTCTTCATAACGAACAATACCCAATCCTTGTTGCCAATTTTCATGGCGAGTAAGCGGACGTCCGTCAAGGTCTACCCCGCCTTTTGTGCTGGGTATGGCGCCGTCAATGCGAGCAAGGCAACCAGGAGAAGCAGCCATAATGGTGCGTGGACCATCAAAGTCTTCACGTGTCTTAAACGCTGTTTCAATACGATGAATGTGTCCATAGATAACGCTCGTCTTTTCATTGTTGAGATAGATGTGTGCAGTTGATCCTGAGGACTTAACACGATCGCCGTGGATGATTCGGAGTTTTTCATTGACCCAATAGTCTGATGCTGGGTAACCTGGCTTGTAAATTACATTGAAGTCATCCATACGACAGAGGTATGGAACACTCAAAACAGGCCATGATTCTGGGGTATTTCCCTTACGCAAACCATAAGCGGCTGATGCGTTAACCAAAACATATTTAGGCATACGCTCTTCGTGGTTACCAGCAAGCCATACGATTTCTGCACTAGGAGCCGCCGCACGCATCTGTGCACAGAACACTGTTGCACGATCAATTGATGCTTGCGTTGTTTGTGCATACGCAGGGTATGTCAAGTACTTACCCATCTCAGGGAAGTCAAGGTTGTCACCAACACAAATGACTGTGTCAGGATTCATCTCTTCAATAATCTTGAGTGCAACGTCAAGTGCCTTCTCATCATGAGTTGGTTCTAGCGTTCCATCACGACCACGGTAGTAACCAATCTGAATGTCAGGAACAACAACGCATGTTTTAAATGTTGTTGGCTTCTTTACCTTTGCTTTAGGTACTGGCATCTTGATTGCAGGACCTTGTGTAACGACAGGCCATTCAGGACCAGTTTCCCACTTAGGTGAAAACTGAATTGCGGCAAGGTCATGAATATGTGCTTCACCGTCTGAGTCTTTTGACATTGCTTGATACAACTTGACACGCTTGATGTCACCAATTTCGTTGATGTCAATGTTCTTGCTCTCAAGCATTTCAACTAACTTGCCAAGCAACTTAGTCTTATCTTGTGGTGTTGTTGTTAATGCTTTTGCTAGTTCACTCATTGTGCGACTCCTTGGTAACAGCAACACTCTTTGTTGACGTGGCGCTGGATTGTACTGATACTCACGTTGTAACCATGCTGACGCATAACTTTAGTAAGCCATGACGCACTGTAGGTTTTGCTTTTTCCTAAACCATTATCCTCACGAATGAGATCAATGGCTCGGTCTATTGCTTCCTGTTCTTCAGGAGTCATTTTCATTTTAGTACGGGTGAACTTACATGTATCAGTCGTAGTGTTATCTCTAGGGCTGAGTAAGTCCGCCAGTAAACTTGATTTCTGGTCTTCTTGTTTCACAAGTTCCTAACCTTTTATAATTCAGGATTACGGTCAGGAACATCCTATCACCCTATTCACGGGTGTGTCACGTATCACTTAGTGTTGTCTAGGTGCCAATCAATGTGATTGTCAAGACGCTCAGAAACAGATTGGACTTTGTCGCCCACGTTTTCAACACTGCGTCTTACAGTTTTTAAATGAAGCATGACCATTCCGTGGTCATTACGGTTTTCTTTACGGAGTTCTTTTAATTGCTTAATCCCTGCGCCAACGGCTCCAGCAAGAGTGGTAATGAGAGTGGCGATAATGAGCGCCCATGCGTCGGTCATAGCAGTCTCCGTTAACTCTTGAATTGATCCCAGTTAATGCCAGGGAGTGACTTAGGTGCGGCTTGACGCTTTTCCTTCTTAGGTTGTGCGTCTCTTTGACGAGCATTAAATGGAGCATCTGCATTTGCTTGACGACGTTCTGCTGCCCAAACACCTTCTTGAAGCATCATTGCAGGAACTGTGAAGTCAAGACCAAGATCACTTTGAATCTCACGAGCGGCACGAGAAGTAGCCTCAGCACCAACTGCATGCTGAATGCCAGCAGGAGTGATGTCTTTATTACCAACGCCTACAGCCATTTGACGACCACGCTTAGTCTTTAATTGCTTTGTAGAGAGGCTGACATCTCCTGCTACTTTACGTACTTCTTGGGGCTGTTGGCGCTCATTGGCAAGCATCCAAGAGTCATTAGGTGTTTGAAGTTGATTAGACAATACACCTTCATTACTGGAGCGCAATCCTTCAAAGTCAAACATTCCTTGACCAGCGGCCTCTTGCCCACGTTTTACTCTTCCGATATGCCAAGCACGTAACTGGTACTCACGGTGCTCTGGACTATCTGGGACAGCCAGTTCATGACCTTTACCGTATGAGAACAACTTTGGGTTGTCTGTTGGAGACACAGCACGGGTACCTTGTAGGGCTTCATGCGCATACTGAAGGTTTGAGCGCATAGACGTTTTTGCCATGTTTGTAACGTCTACACCTTTAGAGTGTTTCTCTACGGTTCCACGGATTGATGGCTCGGTAATACCTTGCACTACATAACCTGGAAGATCTTTAAAAGCAACTTCCTTACCGTGGAGTTCAGTAGGCACCATTACTTTCTGAGAACCTAATGCTTCAACCATCTCAGGTTTAAAATGAACTGTCCCACTTGAATGCGCCTTAGTTAAGGCAGACAGAGCGGCCTTTTCACTTTCAGGTTTTGTTTGAATACTCAAACGGCTAGTTGCGTTAACAACACGATCAATGGGGATGTTTCCACCACCAGTGGTTTCGTCAAGTTCTTTGCGGTGCTTAAAATAGAATTCTTGACCAGCAATACTTTCTTCTGGTAGACGAACATCCCCTGTAGTAGCGGAATGAAACGCTTGCTTGCGAGCGGAAACCATGTCTTCCATTGATAATGGTTTAGAAACCATTTGAGGAGCGGCGGCGGCATACCGTTTTCCTTTTGATTGCATTCCTGGTCTAGGTGACTTCAAACCACGTTCTGCAAGTGTTGCCATTTGCTCTGGCATAGTCTCAGACACACGACTAACCATTCCTACAGCGTCTGATTGTTCTTTCTTAGGAAGATCACCAAACTCAAGTACTCGGTTAGAAAGGTCTGGACCTACCTTCTTGGCTTTAGCCTTCTTTTTAGCCGCCATC